CTAAAGGTAATGGTTGGTGCTTCCAGGTATCCTGTACCGTTGTTCGTTACCGCAACTCCGTTCACCTGTCCATCGGCATTGATGGTTGCGGTTGCTGTGGCACTTCCACTAACCGATACGGTTGGTGCGCTTGTGTACCCACTCCCCCCATTGGTTACATCGATTGATCGTACCTGGATGTCGGGCAACTTTGGTTCGAGGCGTATGGTGTCGGGCCATCTTGCCCGTTCCCACGCTAGTCTGCCAAAGCGATTGAAACTCCGTACTGCCGCACCTTCCTCTTGTGTAAGAAGAGTATCAACTCCAACCATGTGTTTGAGGTTGGTGAGTAGCGTGCTTACGGGTACTTGCCTCATGCGAAACTCTTAGAGTTAAAACTAGGTGTGGTAAGTGTCTTGGATTTAAATGATGGGTTTTTAGATAAGAACCCTTTGATAAATGATTTATCTCCCCAGCATCCTCGTTCTTTTTGATGCCACCGGAAGTATTCGCGAGCCGGGATACTTGCCTTGAGTTGTCCAAGCCCATCGGTCTTAGCGACTCCCATTGCTTCGTTTTCTCTCATAGCCATCTTTTCCCGCATGACGGATTCGTGTTCTTCGAGGTTAACTTCGTAACGCAAGTAACGATCCAAGTTTTTCATAAACTGAGATCCGTTCCCTTCTTTCCACTTAGGTATGAGTAAATTTGCCATGCTTAATATTTAAAGAGATAAGGGAGAGGCCCGCTACGCAGACCTCCCCCAAATAATGAACAAACAATTAGTTTATTTTGCCGTGTGCTTTAGGAGCAAGACACGCAAGTCCAGCAATCGTCTCACAGAAACCTCTGCGTCCGCCGCCTTTATTCTCAAGCTCAGAAGAAGACTCAGCTTTGAGCATATTTACAGCGATGTACTCAGGGTCTACGAGCAAACCAGCATTGGTGTCTACGGTGTCCGAACCACTAGTCCTGTTTAGAAAAAGACTAGGCACCACCGCCACACTCCCAAAATCTCCGTCATATAAATTAACTACAAGGGAGATGGATTTGGACTCAGCGGGTTGTGTTACCTGGAAGTTCAACGCTGTGGTTGTACCTTCTTGACGAGCGAAGTTTGAGATATCGCGCTTCAAGGTAGGACCAGCAATTAAGGTAAGCTGTCCACCGGGCATTCCGTTAGCTTCGTACAAGCTCTGAAGTAAGCCATTCATGTTAGCCTCAGTAAAAGAACTACCACCAAGGGATACACTTGCGACTGATTGATAAGCGGCGGGAACATCACTTGGTTGTCCACCTTCGCCTAACCATTTAAACAAACCGCGTGTCTTATATGGGTTTGTTCCATCATCCTGGTCGCGGTCTTGTGACGAACAAAGTGCGGCTTCAATATCGCGCTTCATTTGTCTGACGGCTTTACCTTCGGCATTTGCAAATTCAGAATCCACGCCAGCAACATCGACTAATTCTTGGATGTTTGAGACTTGGTAGTTCTGACGAAATACTTGTACATGATTTCCAAGTTTAGCACGGTTGGCTACTTGGTTAGTAAAGCTAGTCTCATCAGCACCTTCGAGTACTCCAGCAAATGCGGGCGTACTGAGTTCATCTGTTTGCCACTCAAAGAATGTACCGTTTGCTTTTCCCTTTTTCGCGAGCGAAAGCAACGGGGTGCGTTCGGGTTCTAGGATGGTGAGAATATCGCTGAGATCTTCTCTATTAGAGCCGAGCGGAGTTCCACTAGTGTGTGATTTTGTTAATGCCATAATTTATTTCCTCCTTGGAATTTAAGTTTTATTTTTAAGTTTAAGATATACTTGGTAGTCTGTCATTGAGCCTGATTTGTCGAATTTAGCCTTCGCCGCTTGCAGAGCTTTCGTTTTATTCGCCTGGGGAGTCTTGGGCCTAGCTGTACCAGCTTCCGTACTTGCCATTGGGGCTTTCGGTTTTGCGGCTCGTTTAGCCTTCTGACCTTGCCTTGTCTTTACTGCATTTAATCCTTCCACCATTAATCCCAAAGCAAAATTGGAATTAGGCAGATATTTAACTAAGGGCTTATACATCGGAGATTCCTTTACTTGCATGAATAGCTTGTAATCATCACTATGCTCGTCTCCAAGAAACTCGAAGGTCTGCATAGCTTGTTGATCCGACTGTGTACGCTCTTGTATCCATTTATGGCGGGCGGGTGCATCCTTACGCAGAGTCTTATTTGCGTTTAATTTTATTCGGCGCAACTCAGACTTGGTGTAGGCTTTATCCCCATCCTTTACCACAAACTCATTACCGCTATCATCATAATCTACTTCGTTGTCGATATTCTCGTCTACCCACTCTAAGAGGGTGGTAAGTTGCTCGACTTCTTTCTGTAGTGACTGAGCGTCATTGATGTTGTGAAAGGCATTATCCTTGAGGAACTCAGGTAGTTCGACACTAGCGGGTGCTTGCTGGGCTTCTTCTGCCCTGGCTTGCAGTTCCGCATTCTCTGCGAGTAGTGCTTTCTTCTGAGCGGTAAGTCTTCCAAATCGCTTGACGGCAGATGCATTCAGCGCCTTTGCGAGATCTCGTGACTGATCCTCGGATAAGTTATCCAGGTCGATATTAAACTTTGAAAGAACATCCGAAGGTTCTGCGGGCGGCGAAGATTCCTCTTCCTCCACTTGCTCCTCTTCGACAGACTGTGAATTTCCCTCTAAGACATCTGTAGGCTCCGCAGTTTCTTCAGCGGGTTCATCCGTCTCTTCGGTAAGTTCGGGTAATTCTTCCTGTGGTTGCTTGCCTTTCAGTAACTGATCTGCAAATTCTGCCATCGAAAGGTTGCCCTCACTTGCATTTGTATTTTCCACGGAATTTTCAGAGGACTCCGAGACAACCTCTTTGGTTAATGTTTCCATAAGTCAACAAGGCTAGTAGCCTAGTGTAGCAAAATATAGACTTATGTAGTTACAGAGGCAACGAAAAAGCCCCCACGGCTAACCCATAACCGTGAGGGCTTAATAGTATGAACAATTACAAGCTATAGAAATTATCTAACTCTTCATCGATTGCTTCGAGCTTTCCTGTGAAGTGAAAGTGTAAATTTTGGTTCTCGATATTCTTGCGATTCTGTAGCTCGCGGATGGTTTCCTCCCGCATTGCTTCGCGTACCTCGATATACTTTTTAAAGTGTGGTTCGTTCTTAAGGAAGGTAAGTGCGTTAATTGCTTCTTCGGCATTTACTTCGTGGTATTTTTTCCGTTTGATCATATTACCATTTCTTGCATGACCAATAGCCAGCGGTTAGTTTAGACTTCTTTTCATCGCACTTATGTCGCGCTCGGAAGGATTTACGCCGTGCGGGTATGTTCTTCTTGATGGACATGTTTGGATCTCCAAAGCGTACAAGACGAACCGTATCCTTTTCCTTAGCGAGTACGGCAAACTTTTTAGACTTACCAGGAGTTCGCTTAGGTTTATTATATCCTGAAAATCTTTCTCCACGATGAGTTATGCTCATGCGGCACTAGATGTTTGTCCAAATTGTGTGGGGGCGGCTCCTAGTCTGCCAATCGTAGCGTTTTGTTTTTGCTGAATCTGCATTTGGCGCTGTTGCATATATGTCTTAATACGCTCTTGCATTGCCGGGTCTTGTTGGGCTTTTTGCTGGATGTCAGGTTGTTGTAACCATTGTTGGAATACTTGGAGTTTCATTTCGTGTGCATCGTTCTCACGCACATTGGGTGGTACTCCAGCCGCAAGTTCGGCTATGGTTTGACGCTCTTCCTCGACTGCTTTCTGTGTGGCAGTTTCCTTGGGTAAGACAATCTGCTCTGCCGCACCGGGCATGATTTGTCCGATTGCAAGCATTAGGAGTCGTTCGGTATCCACCACTCCATTCTTATCCATTGTGGATGATATTTGACCAATCGTCTTTACCCGTTCGAGCATTTGCTCAGGGTCTTGGGTGGCCACATCGTACTGCATATAAAAATCAAAGCGTTCTCCCGCCCTACCCTTTGCGTACTTCTGCATATCCTGTACACCTGTAACGCGAAAGTATTCTTCGTTCGGTCCATACTGTTGGTACAGGCTATAGA